AAGATATTGATTATAAGTTCAACGAGGATAAAATTCTTGCTGAACTTAGAACTTATGTTGACGCTACTTATACTAAACACTACGGGCAGGACAAATTTCAAGCCACAGAGTTTATCATAGATGGTGGACATGGTGAGGGTTTTTGTATTGGTAACATAATGAAATATGCACAACGATACGGAAAAAAGAATGGCAAGGACAGAAATGACTTGCTTAAGATTATACATTATGGTATAATAGCACTTTATAATAATGAAAAGGAACTTGAAAATGAAACTAAGTAATAAAACTGTAGATGTATTAAAAAACTTCTCTACGATTAATCAGAACTTGATTATCAAAGAAGGTAATACACTTACAACAATGTCAGCGATGAAGAACATCGTTGCAAAAGCAGAAGTAGAACAAACATTTCCAAAAGAAGTCGCCATTTATGACTTGAATGAATTTCTTGCCGCTCTATCTTTATTCACAGTACCAGTTTTGGATTTCCAAGACCAGTTTGTGATGATGTCAGAAGAGGGTAGTCCAAAGAAATCTTTGAAATATTTCTACTCTGATCCTAGTGTGGTAACTAGTCCTACTAAAATGATAACAATGCCGTCAAGTGATGTTACATTCTCTATAGAAGAAGATACTATTAATCAACTTAAAAGGGCTGCTGGTGTTATTTCTTCACCAGATATGGCACTTCAAAATAATTCATTAACAGTAAAGGATAAGAAAAACGATACTGCTAATAATTATTCTATGAATGTTGATTGTAATGCTCCAGAGGGTGCAGAATATAATTTCTATTTCAAAGTAGAAAATATGAAACTAATAAGTGGTAACTATGATGTTACAGTATCATCTAAGAATATTAGTCACTTCCAAAATAAAACTAGTAAGGTAGAATATTGGATTGCTCTTGAACCAGAATCAACTTATAAAGTTTAATTTAGGAAAATTATATTATGGAAAACTTTTTGTGGGTCGAGAAATATCGACCAACTAGAATTGACGAATGTATTCTGCCAGATAATCTAAGGAATACGTTTAAAGAATTTGTTAAAACTAAATCAATACCAAATATCATATTATCTGGTACTGCTGGTGTGGGTAAAACCACAGTTGCAAAAGCAATGCTCGAAGAGATTGGTGCTACTTATATGATGATAAATGGTTCGGAAGAATCTGGTATTGACGTTCTTAGAACTAAAATCAAAAACTTTGCTTCAACTGTAAGTCTAGAGGGTGGTAGAAAATATATTATCCTAGATGAGGCAGACTATTTAAATCCACAATCGACTCAACCAGCCCTTAGGGGGTTTATGGAAGAGTTTCATAAAAACTGTGGATTTATTCTTACTTGTAACTACAAAAATAGATTGATTGAACCACTACATTCTAGGTGTTCTAATATTGATTTTACTATTAATAATGGTGATAAGGTAAAACTTGCAGAAGAGTTCTTCCAAAGAATCTTAAAGATATTAGTATTGGAAGATATAAAAAATGAACCAAAGGCTGTTGCTGAATTAATTAACAAACACTTTCCAGACTGGCGTAGAGTCTTGAATGAACTTCAAAGATATTCTGTTACTGGTCAAATTGATGCTGGTATTCTTATTAATATTTCTGAAAAGAATATTGGAGAACTAATGGCATCATTAAAGGGAAAGGAATTTACAAATGTTAGAAAGTGGATTGTCGGTAATCTTGATAATGACCCTATTAGGATTTATCGTAGGGTTTACGATGCGCTATACGATTATCTTAGTCCTAGTACTATTCCTCATGCTGTTGTTATTCTAGGGGATTATCAATACAAAGCAGCTTTTGTTGCAGACCAAGAAATTAATTTGTTGGCTTGTCTAACAGAACTTATGGGAGTGGTAAAATTCAAATGAGGTATGATAAATTAACGATAATAGATGATCTACTTGAACCACATGTTGCAGAACTAATAGATTCAGAAGTGCAAGAACTTTCGTGGGAATATGATTATCCTTCTAGGGGTGGTGCTCCTAGTAAACACTGGCATATTAAAGCATGTCATACTGAACAAAATCTTATAGATAGGGGTATGGATTGGATTATGCCTATATGGCAATCTGCCATAAGAAAGATAAATTTAGATTTACAATGGGAAAGAGTTTATTTAAATGCTCATACTCATGGATTAGAACCACTTTCACATACAGATGATGGTGATTTTACTTTAATATATTATCCTAGAATGGATTGGGGTAAGGATGATATGGGTGGAACTATTGTAGGTGGTGAAGTTGCAGAATATAAAGGTAACAGATTGATTTGTTTTCCAGCAAAAATGATTCACCAAGCAATGCCTGTATCTAGAAACTGTCATACTCTAAGAACGGTTATAGTATTTAAAACTTTAGATAAGGGTGGACAAATCTATAATAAGGATAGATTAGATGGCTATAAGGATTAGTCATGTATGAATTAAAAGAGTATTTAAATGCCATAAACTATACCAAAGAAAAACTAATGGACACACCAGACGAAACTTGGGAAAAGAAATATCCAGCCTTTATCGTAAATAAGTGTTTATTAGACCCAGAAACCATTCATCTTACTAATGAGATGAACCGCCAACATCATCTAGATAATAAGTTGCAGTTTGACTTTTTACTAAATAGTCTTAGACCACGGAAAAGATTTAATCCTTGGTTGAAAGCAAGTAAACTTAAAGATCTAGAGTATGTAAAAGAGTATTATGGATATAGTAATGAAAAGGCAAAATCCGCTCTAAGTATACTTAATGATGAACAGATAAAGACTATCAAAGATAGTTTGAACAAAGGTGGAAAAAATGGAAGAGGTTAAACTGAATTGGAAACAAGATGATATGCTAGAAATCGTCTTGAAAGAACCAGACGATTTTCTCAAAGTCAGAGAAACATTATCTAGAATTGGAGTTGCAAGTAGAAAAGATAAAAAACTCTATCAATCATGTCATATTTTACATAAACAAGGTAAGTATTACTTAGTACACTTTAAAGAACTTTTTGCTTTAGATGGTAAAGAAACTAATCTAAGTGAGAATGATATCGCAAGACGAAACACAATCGGCAAACTGTTAAGTGATTGGGGTCTTGTAACAGTAAAGGGCGAAATCGAACCAGTGGCACCATTAAGCCAGATTAAAATAATTTCATTCAAAGAAAAAAGTGAATGGGTTTTAGAGACAAAATATAATATTGGTAAGAAAAAAGAAGAACCAAAAGAAATTTAAAAGCCTTGGAGATGGTGTATGGAAAAATTTGCCGATTTTTTTACTGAGGCCAAAATTGATACTGATATCGAAGTCGCAATTCTAACCAAAGTTAAATCTAAAAAACCAGAACTAGTAAGCAATTTAATTCAAAAAGCTTGCGAAAAACGTAATATTAAATGTCACATCATTAATGTTAGAGATGCATGGATCGCTGCTAACGATTTAGAAACTGGAATAATAACAGTATCTAATTTTGATGGTAACGATAATGATGTAAAATTTAACACTAGAAAGACTGTGTGTTTTGTTCGTGCTGGAGTTTTAGAAGATGAAATCGGACTCGCACTACTAACATCTTTTGAGAAGTCTGGTTCGTTTATGATTAACAATAGAGAAGGTATGTTGACATGTGATAATAAAATGTCAGCGTTCTTATCTTTTGAAAGAAACAGTATACCGACTCCTAGAACATCAATAGTTTCAAATGAAAAGTCTCTAGAAGATGGATTAAAAAGAATTGGTGGTAAGTTTCCAGTTATCATTAAAACAATTACTGGTACACAAGGTATTGGTGTTTCTATTGCTAAAGATTACGAGAGTTTAGTTTCTAATGTTCAGTCATTATGGAAATTTGGTGCTGAACTTTTAATTCAAGAATATTTTAAATTCGATAGTGATATAAGAACAATTGTAGTTGGTGGTAAAATACTAGCATCAACAAAGAGGATTTCTGCAAAGAAAGATTTTAGGTCTAATAGACATAGAGGTGCTACAACAGAACCATATAAATTGAATGATAGAGAAAGAGAAGTGATTCTAAGGGCATCTCGTTCAGTTGGTGCATATGTTGTTGGTGTTGACCATGCTATTGTAAGTGGAGATGTTTACGTTTTAGAGTGTAATGGTTCTGCTGGTATTGGTTCTAACTTTGCACTATACGATGCTACTGATACAGAGTCAGATAACAATGCATATATAGGAGAAGCAAAACCATCCAAGATTGTAGATAAGTTACTAGACTTTGTGATGGATTCAAACAATCGTAGAAACTCATTTCCTACTGAAGCTGGATATGTAGAAAGAATTGAAGTAGAAGGATATGGCCCACTAAGAGCAAAGTTTGATACTGGAAATGGAACACATGCATCAATGTTTGTAGTAGATAAAATTGATGTTTCTGGTAGAACTGTACGGTGGGAAAAGGGTGGAAAGAAATTTACAAGTGCTTTACAAGGTGTGTCTAAACCAGAACATGTTGGTAAAATAGACGAAAGACCAATCGTTAATGTCAACATCACTTTCAATAATAGAAAGTACATAGATTGCCCAGTAGGACTTACAACAAAAGATTCCAGAAGTAACTTTCTTGCTAACAGAGGACTTATGACTTTGTTTCAAGTTAGTGTCAATCCAAACAGAAGATTCGTCCTATCGGATTGGATTGAAAGAGGGGATAGTAACGATGAGGACGAGTTACCAAAAAAAATTAAATCATAGGAGATGAATTATGAAAATTGGCGAACAAATTATTTTAGCTGCAAAGAAGCAAGCTGAAGGTGAAATAGAAGTACATAAGGCAAATATTGCCGTATACCAAACTATGCCTGCTGGTATCGGAGAACATTCAGATGTTACAGAAGCAGTTATGGCAGAACTAGATAAACTATCTGCCGCACATGATAGACTAGAAATGATTAATATCTACTTTCCAACCGTAAAACAAAAAGAAACTTTATTTGAATAAAAGACTTGACAATGCCCACATTTTACTATACAATGGAACATGATGATGAATACTTTTTATACAAACATTTTACAATGGGGAAACCAACTTTTTCTTAGAGAAGTTGTAAACGGTCAAAGGCAAGTTCGTAAGGTTAAATACCAACCAACTTTGTACACGCCCTGCGAAAAGGTAAGCGGTTTCAAAACTCTTACTGGCAAGAATGCTGCCCCAATCAAATTTGATAATATCAAAGATGCGAAAGAGTGGCAAAAATCATACGAGAATCAAAAATCGTTGGTATTGGGGTTAAACCAATATCCATATACTTATCTTTCAGAAGAATATCCTAATGATGTCAATTGGGATTTAGATCAGATTCTAATATACACTATTGACATTGAGGTTAAATGTGAGAATGGGTTTCCTAATCCACAAGAGGCTGCAGAACCTTTTCTATCAATTACTTTAAAGAACCATTCTAACAAACAAATTATTGTTTGGGGTGTTGGTAAATATACTAATAATCGTGACGATGTAACTTACATTGAATGTGAGAGTGAAATACATTTACTTAAAGAGTTTCTTATCTTTTGGGAAAACAGCCCACCAGATATTATCACTGGTTGGAATACAGAATTTTTTGATATTCCTTATCTATGTAATCGTATGAAGAACTTGTTTGGTGAGGATGAACTAAAAAGATTATCACCATGGCGTATGGTTCAAGATAAAGAAGTTTTCAGAAATGGTAGGAATCATCAACTCTACGATATTAGAGGTGTTGCTCACTTGGATTACTTGGACTTATATCACAAGTTTACATACACAAGTCAAGAGTCATATGCACTTACTCATATCGCATATGTAGAACTTGGACAAAAGAAAGATACAAATCCATATGAAACTTTCAGTGAGTGGTATACAAAAGACTTTCAATCTTTTATTGACTATAACATTCTTGATGTGGAACTAGTTGATCGTATTGAAGATAAGATGAGACTTATTGAATTGTGTTTGACTATGGCATATGAAGCCAAAGTTAATTACATGGATGTTCTTGGTTCGGTTAAATATTGGGATGTTCTGATTTACAATTATCTAAAGAAAAAGAATATTGTAATTCCACAGAAACGTCATTCAGAAAAGGCAGAGAAGTTTGAGGGTGCATATGTCAAAGACCCTATAGTCGGTGAACATAAATGGATTATGTCTTTTGACTTGAACTCTTTGTATCCACACTTAATGATGCAATA